CAAAGCTAAGGTCTTTGACAATGCTGAGGTCTTTGGCAATGCTTGGGTCTCTGGTAATGCTCAGGTCTATGACAATGCTCAGGTCTATGGCTATGCTTGGGTCTCTGGTAATGCTGATGTCTATGACAATGCTCAGGTCTATGACAATGCTGAGGTCTTTGGCAATGCTGAGGTCTCTGGTGATGCTCAGGTCTATGGCAAAGCTAAGGTCTATGACAATGCTGAGGTCTTTGGCAATGCTGAGGTCTTTGGCAATGCTGATGTCTTTGGCAATGCTTGCGTCTCTGGCAAAGCTCAGGTCTCTGGTAATGCTCAGGTCTATGGCGAGGTTGAGGAAGATATGTTCATCGAAATGAACGGCAAGCGATACAAGCTGGTTGAGGTTAAATAATTGACAAAGAGAATTAAACACTACATTTCCTGGTATCGCCAACTCAGACAACGCTATTCGGTGTTGACAAGTCTGGCCTGTGCAGTTATTACAACCTTGATGGGACCTACAAAGATGAGGCGAGGATGAAGATTTTAGTGATTGATCCACCTTCTGGTTGGAAGTATGGCTTTCCAAAAGAATTGCCACAAGATGTCAAGGATACAAAGAAATGGCTTGTTGAGAATGGTTATCCGCAGCATGAAATAGATTCATGCGGTGATCATTTTTATTGTCGTTTTTGGGAGCGAGAGGTAGATGAGTGATTTAAAAATACCGTCAGAACTTTATCAAAGCATGTTAGACGAGTTGAAGGTAGCGTATCAAGAACACGGTGATTTACTTCGTGATGACATGATTGAAGCAGTCTTTAAGGCGATAGAAGAGAATGGATATTCGATTGTGCCAGTAGACGGGACCGATTCGTTTCTAAATCAGATCACTTCTCTTGAATCGGAGAATGAAAAACTCAAGAACATTCTTCGCAAGGCATTTCCAGAGAAGTCCGGGCATTTCTTCATCTGTGGTGAAGCAGGTGAGAAGGATAGCATGGGTTTGCCAGAGAAGATCATGGTCTGTCCTGCATATGGTCTGGATGGTTTTGCATCGTATAAGAAGGACAGAGACTACAATGCACCAGGCTGGTAAAATAATGGAGAAAACAGATGAATAAACTTACAGTAGAGCTTGAGTGGGATGCAGTTGATAGCATCGTCGTACAGGTTTTAAAGAATCAGTATAATGGTCTCAAAGAAGAACTTGACCGTAGGTTAAACGATGAAGATACTTTAGGTATCTTTTTTTCAGATAAAGTTGAAGATGTTGCTTGCATCTGCCGGCATCTAGATTCTATTAAAATCGTATTGTCGTATAACATGAACCGTAAAGATTTTGAGCAGTGGAAAAATGAAAATCTTTGACCTTGAGCAAGAGGTCTTTGAATAAATACTCCAAAAAGGAGTAACCTATGTGGGAAATGATGGAACGAATGGCATCTGATCGCTTGTGGATTTACACAAGTATTGCAGGTTCAATTACTGGAGCTGCTTGTCTTGCCTATCTCAGCACGACACGAATCGGACTTTGGGGTTATGGTAAGTTCGATCAGATCGTCGACTTTCTCGTAGAGCGGTGGGGTCTGACCTGGCTTGAACAATCAGAAGATGCTTGGAGAAAAAGGTATCCAAAGATCACCGCAAAGATTGATGAACTCGAGCAGAGGATTGAAGATTTAGAAAAATGAGAACAGTGATAGTGACTGGTGGCTTTGATCCCTTACATTCTGGCCACATTGATTATTTTAATGCAGCTCGTGAACTTGGAGATAGACTCTGGGTTGGATTGAACTCCGACGACTGGTTGACTCGAAAGAAAGGTCAGCCATTCATGTCGTATCAAGAGCGCACTGAGATTATTCGTAACCTCAAAATGGTAGATCGAGTTATTCCAGTGATGGGTGATGATCGTACAGATGATGCCACTGGAGCTATTTTCTACGCTCAATCCATCGGTGCCACTGATATTATTTTTGCAAACGGTGGCGATAGAGATGCATCGAACTCACCAGAAGAAGATTTCTATCAGCACGATACGACTGTACGATTTGTGTATGGGGTCGGTGGTGACTTTAAAAAGAACTCATCGAGTTGGATTCTGAATGAATGGTCGACTCCAAAAACCAATCGTCCTTGGGGTTATTATAAGGTGTTACAATCAAATAGCCCAGAGGTGAAGCTAAAGGAACTGGTTGTAAATCCAGGATCATCTCTCAGTATGCAACGTCATCAAGATCGAGCCGAACATTGGTTCGTATCCGAAGGTACTGCCACCGTGTATACAATTAATGCATCATCAGATCTTGAATTATTGGATACGCTCGAGAAGCATCAGTCTATCCATATTAATAAAAAGCAGTGGCATCAACTTTGTAATAAAACGAACGAACCTGTTAAAATTATCGAAATTCAATATGGTGACAATTGTATTGAAGCAGATATAGAGAGGCTATAATGAACGACGAATCAAGAATCGAATGGATGTGGCAAGCATTCCGTCAAGAGAACGAAAATCCAAATATGGAAGAATTTATCCGTATGGTATCACGAGAGTTTGCCTGTGATCTACAAGAGGCACAGCAGAAAACATCTCACCTATTACTAATTGATTAAAGTTTTATTACATCCAGATGGCTATTGACTTTTCGGATAATATATAGTAGTATAAGTTTATTATTTCAATGTGGAGTTAAATTATGGCACGTGGAAAAAAGTCATCCGGCAAGCATTACGCTTCAAAAGGTGAGCGTCGTAACATCAATAAGAAGATTACGAATGCAAAGCGCCGGGATTATCTATCAAATCATCTTGCTCGTACTCTCAACCAACTCGAGGCTTGGAAGAAGGGCAAGAATGTTGTTCTGACTATCGCAAATCCAAACACAAATGAAACCGCCAAACGGTTCATTAAGGTTCCGGCTACTCAAGTTTGGGGTAAGCCAGGCAATAAGTATCGTATGAAAGAATCTGGTATTACGGAGATTAAGGTATGAATCGTGATGAACTGAAGACCACTCTGCTAGGTGGAGTTTGTGATGTACGTTTTACAAAGGTCGATGGTACAATCCGAGAGATGCGTTGCACTCTGAAGTCTGATCTAGTACCAGCAACTGAATCCTCAGATAAGGAACGAAAGGTTAACGAATCTGTTCTACCGGTCTGGGATCTTGATAAGGAGGGATGGCGGTCATTCCGAGTTGATTCCGTACTCGACGTACAGCCAGTAATGCTATGAAGTTTACAGTAACAGGACTTGAGGATAATACCGGTCAGATTAATACTGATGGTGATGTCGTCAATGCAAAGGGTGGTACAGAGATGATGAAGGAGGGGCTTATGTCTCGCCTTGATCCAAAACTTGCCGACCATTTTAATATCATCTGTTCTCGAGTACGAGAAATTAGTGACGATAAAAAGAATATCTTGTGGTTGCATGATACCTGGAACGATCCAGAGGCACAGCACCTCTCAGATGAAGAGGATCGTAAAAGATTTGATAAGCTCGTATTTGTTTCGAATTATCAATTCCAAACCTATCATCTTGCTCATGGTATCCAATACAATGAATCAATCATTTTAAAAAATGCTATCGTACCGATTCCCGACCATCAAAAGCCAAATGATGGTGTTATCAATCTGATTTACCATACGACGCCGCATCGAGGGCTTGAGGTCCTTCTACCCGTGTATGAGTATCTGTACAAGCATTTTGGAGATAAGATCCATCTGGATGTGTATTCATCCTTTAATATCTATGGATGGCCACACCGAGATGAGCCTTACGAAAAGATCTTTGAAACCTGCCGTGAACATCCTGGTATTACCTATCATGGCGCCGTTTCCAATGATGAAGTTCGAGAGGCTCTTCAGAAGGCGCATATCTTTGCCTATCCAAATATCTGGCCAGAAACCTCATGCATTGCGCTGATGGAAGCGATGAGTGCCGGTTGTGCAATTATCTGCCCTAATCATGCCGCATTACCAGAAACAGCTGCCAATTTTGCACTGATGTATCAGTTCGATGAGGACGGAAATCGTCATGCAAATGTGTTTGCGCAGCTCCTAAATGCAGTGATCGAATCATTCTGGGCGGATGATCATCAAGGTAAATTACAGTTTCAGAAATTCTACGCAAACAATTTTTATTCATGGGATGCCCGGATTCCAGAATGGAATGCTCTTTTAAATTCAATGAAATAATCTATTGACTTATACTGTTAAATATATTATTATGATTGAATGATTAAATTGGAGAGTATCTATGGCTCGACGTGCAAGTAAAAGTCTGCTGAAATCGGCTGGTAAAAGAAAGTCTACGACTCGTACGCCAAAGCACTTTGATGAAAAATATTTGGGACCTGAGCCGAATTGGGGTGATGCTATTGCTACCTCAAGTCAAATTATGAATGCCTATAGTTGGTATAATTACTTTTATAATACCAAGGAAAAGATCAAGCTTTTATTTGACCACTATCCCCGTGATAAAAAAGAAATCCGATTACTGAAACGACTTCCTGAGTGGAAAATTAATTCGACCTGTTGTTATCAGGCTCGGATGATATCGAATGGCTGTAAACTGCCAGAGTCTTCTGTGAAGTATTTCAATGATAATATTGATTTACTACTGACAGAGGCAAAAAAGATCCAGGCCGAAAAGAAAGTGGAGGCCAAAAGTAAAGTTACGGTTTCTGTTCAGGACAGAATTAAAGAACAGATTAGTGAATACATTGGTGAAATTGAGGAACAGGTAGACCTGTTTATGCTCGGTAAGTATAAAACAGATTTCGATATGTATAAATGGCTGCAACACAATAATGTAAAGTCTCAGCAATCGAATGCTATCGCTGATTACTATCGTCCCTGGTTAAATGAACTGCACGAGGTGAAGGAAAACACCTGCGAACAACTAAAGGAAGGATATTCTCACTTAAAGAAAGCCGAATTAAATCGGTTTATTGACTTCCTCACTGGCATTATAGATGACGCATCGACCTGGGGTGCCAATCAGAAAACGGTTCGTAAGACTCGAGTAAAGAAACCACCGTCTGTTGAAAAGCAGGTTGCAAAGTTGAAGTATCTCACTGAGAATAAAGAATACAAGGTGGTCAGTGTGGCACCTGCTAGTATTATCGGTGCAAATCAGCTGTGGTTATTTAATGTAAAGTATCGTAAACTGACCGTCTATAATGCGATGGGTCCGGCTGGTTTTTCTGTGAAGGGTACCAGTCTGAAGGGATACGATCCAGATAATTCGGAAACCAAAACACTACGAAAGCCACATGATATTTTACCTCGTGTACTGAGTGGGGGTAAACGTGTTCTATCAAAGGTTATGGCTGAAATAAATAGTAAGGCATCTGAGCCAAATGGTCGAATCAATGGAGACACGATACTCTTACGTGTAGTGAAGTAATGGAACAAGCAAATAATGTCTTTGAATTTCCGAA